GACCGCTGATCGTGTCTTCCTTGACGGTCGTATAGCCACCGCCGTTGTACTGAAGTTGAATCTGAATAGTGACGCTTGTACCAAGCACGTCACCCTCATTAGTCGCTCGCTCCAAGCGTGGAACCGCGATGGCAACTCGCACTGCGTCCACGTTGGTATCAGTGATCTGGCGTGTTACCGGAATCCCATTTTTAATCTCGGTATTAACGTTTTTAACGTCTTCAGTTGTTTCAAATCGTTTGATATATGTCTGAGCATTGGTGCCATACCTTGCGTCAACACTGACACCCTTAAAGTTGTAATCCGAATCCGACAGGTCAGTGACATCCGCCCCAGAACGCAGAACGGGTGTATCAGTCAGGAAAACATCTTTGAGTAGGGCCAGGTTGTAGTTGTCACTGCCACGGGTGTATTCACGAGCAGATGGGAAGCCTTCAATCTCCCCTTCGCTCAACATGTCCAAAATGTTGGCGAAAGCAGTTGACGCCAAATTGTCCGCTGTACGGACAGGCGTCCGAATAGCAGGTGCCGCAGCTTGCTGCTGAACAATGACCTGCTGAACTGGAGCGGCACCACCACCGCCGCCGCCACCGGCACCGACAATCTGCTTACGGTCTTTCTTGGCCATGATCAGATCGTGTCAACGTCGATGCCAGCTGAAATCACCACCGATCCAACAATCGTTTCCCCGTAAACCACGGGGACAGGAGTGCCTTGGCGACTGGTGTTCTGGATCCCACTAAAGCTATAGGACTCTTGCGGATCCAGCTCCGTTGCTTGCGTTGATTCGTTCCTGCTTCGACCGGCACCTACCGACGCAGGACCAAAGCTTCCTATTTGTGGAGTTGGGCTCAATAACTGCGCCACGCCTCCCAACACCAATGAAGCGCCAACGGCGGCAACCATCGTGCCCACCGTTCCAATGCCCATAAACCCGCCCAGCGTTACACCAGCAGACGCAATGCCGCCGGTAATGATCGCAGCTGCAATCAAGCCAATTCCAAGAAGAATCTGCCCTGTCCCACTGCCCGCCCCACCAAGCACTGGGACAATCTTGATTGTTTGACTGGCTGGGTAGCCAATCTCCTCTAGCTCAGTATCTCTGCCGTCAACAATCACCTTGTAATAACGGTCTGACATGTGCCGCTCCAGACCGGGGAAATTGACCAGAAGCATCCTGATCGCTTCGCCTGCGCTGCTGATCTCCGCTACGAACCGCCGCTGGCCGACAAACTTCGCTAACGCTCCGTACAGCTTGATTTCACGCATCGTACCGAAGCACCTTCCCTGTGCATTTTAAGAGCCACTCGCCCAACAAATCACGACTGCTTAGGCGGCCTCTCAAATGATGCAGCACCAGCTGATCTCCGATATACACCCCCACATGGTTCAGCTTGTTTGAGTCGATAGCCATCAGCAACGCATCGCCCTTCTGCATCTCCTCCACCTTTACCTCCCTAAACCCAATCTCCTCCCAGCAATCGTCAAACATCGGCTGCTCGTTGAACTCCTCAGGTGTCGTTGGCCTGTCCCAATCCCTCAACTCAATCCCCTGCTCTGCATACCAGTCGCGCACCAGCGTCCAACAGTCAGTTACGCCCCACACCCATGACCGCCCGATCAGCGGAGCCTTGTACCCTTCAGGCTTGCATTCACCCCATGTCTCCAGCTTTGGATTCACGATGTACCAAGGCAGCTCAGACTTCTCACACGCAATCCGATCCGCTTCACTAGGAATCGGCGGCGTAACAGGATGACTATGGATGACTGCTACGACTTCACCCTTGTCCTCAGCGGCAGCGTAATCGACTGGATCGAGTATGAAAAACTCGTTTCCCTCAGCCAAGTTTTTACATGGCCAATACCTCTCCCGCCCTTTAACGACGACGAGCAAACCACATGACTCACGCGGATCCTCCGCTTTTGCGTGCTCAAGTGCTTTTGCCCTAGCCGCTGCCTTCATCCGTTAAACGCACCAATGCCTGGGAATGCTCCAAAGGGTAGTTCGGCGCTGGTCCCAAATCTTGCCTGACAGCTACTTAGCTTTTTGCCACATACGTCGTCAGCTACATCCGTGACAGCCTTGTCGTTTTCGTCGAAGTAGCTGCTGCCGCTGTACCCACACTCCGAACCCTTGTAAATCCAAGGGCACAGGTTGGCGCTGCATTGACGTTTTGGAGCGCGAACGCCAGCCAGGTCAAATGACGCAGCTAGCTCAAACTCAACAAGGTTCCTGTCCTCCGAAACCTTTCGAGCAACGTAGTAAATCTCGTCAGGAAATTTGCTGGTGGTGTCTGCCGTCCCAAATGGATTGCTGCTCTCGTCAGGGAAGTTGGCGTCGTCGATGTAGCGCAAAAGCGTGCGGATCCTAGTCAGCTTCGCTCCGGTCAGGTCGTTGCCAGCCGTAGTCGTATTTACGTCCAGCAAAATCGCTGTGATGCTGCCAAGCAAGTTGGCAACACGAATCCTTGGTCTAGGTAGCGATCCGCTCTCTGCCTTGTACTCAAATCCTTCTGCCTCAATCGGCAAAGCGCTATACGTGTTGCCGTCCCAAACAACGTTGCCGTTGCTGTTGTACGGGCTAGTGCCTGCGTGAAAACGGTAGGTAAAGTCAGCGCCGTGAATTGCTGCGCTGATCTCCAACTCAAACAGCTCAATAATGCTGCTCGGGTTAATCTTCTGTAGCTCAGCAACAGGGACTGCCATTACGGTTCAAATACCTGCTGGAACGTAGCGTTGATCGTTGCCCTGCCTACATACGGAATGGTTTTGGTCCATTCAGGGCAGACCCACTTGTAGGCCGTTGTTTCGTCTATAGGTGTCCAGTCAAAACTGGCGGCATCAGCAGCCCGTGCATCCAAAAACGTTTCGATCGTGTCTGCATCAGCTTCGGATACGTTCCAGGTCAACGTCCAGGTCTTGGGATTCATGTGATCTGGAATCCCGTAGGTCAAACGACTCTGATAGCCGTCACCGAATTGGACAGCCCTGATCGCAGGACGACTGGTTTTTTGTGCGCCGTAGGTGGGCGTGATTGAAGGGAAAGTAGCCATTACGCGAGCAATCCTCCAGGACGCTGTTGCTTGATCAGTTCTTGACGGATGGCAATGCCAATCGCTTCGCCAAGCTGCTTCTGCTGCCTGTTGTCACCTTCAACACTGCTGCCGGATGCGTCCACATTAACCACGATGTTGGAACCGCCCATCGCGTTGTTGGGAACGATGTTTCCTTTCGCGCCAGGAACAAATAGTTCAGGACCACGCTCGCCAACGAGGTAAGGCATCCCAGAAGAAACTGGACCACCTTTTGCCTTTGGAGGAATAGGGGGAAGCGCTTGAGGAGGCTTGGAGAAAAACTGACCCGGCGATTGACTGCTCCCTTCGTATCGACCGCCAGGAGCGACAAGTGCAGCCTCTGGGTTGAACAGGGTCTTCATAAACCCAATTGCCTGCTCGATCACATAGATCTGAATCAGTTGGCGAGCAATGTCTTGCAGCACAGTCGCAGCAATATTCTGCAATGCTTGGCCCCAGTTCTGCGCTCCAGTGATCAGCAGGTCAAATACCTGTGCCATGCCTTGGCCCAGAGTTTGCGATATTTGCTCTGCAAGCGCTAACTGTTGCTGGTATTGAACGTTTAAGGCTTGTTGTTGCTGAATTTCAACGGCTTTTTCGTCAATTCGCTCTAAATAACGCTCTTTCTCTAGCCTGTTCAGCTCGCGAGTTGTGGCAGCTCTTGCTTCGGCCTCTTTTGCAGCAAATTTTTCATTTATCGCAATCTGTTCTGACAACTGCTGCTGAAGCGGCAACTCCCTTGAAATTCGTTCGACTGCAGACGCCTTTTGTGCTTCGATCTCCTTGAGCTGCATCTCTAATGCAACTCTTGTCGCGCTCATTTTGTCGCCATCAAGTTCAAACTTTGCAATTTTGTCTTTAAACCCAGTAATTTCTTTTTGCTTTTTAGTTTCAACGCCCAAAAGCGCAATGCGCTGCTGACTTGCTTGTAAACGACGAGCAGCTGCTTTAGCGGCAAGAGCAGCTGCTTTAGCGGCACTAGCTTCCTTGGGTGTTTGAATACCACCTGCCACCGTTTCAATTTCTTTGAGAACTGGTTGCTGAAACCTTTGCTGAGAAGAGACTGCGGTTGAACGCGCAAATTCCCGCATTGCTTGATCGCTTTTTACGTCTAATCCAACAATGTTTAAAGCAGCTGCCCGTTCCCGTAGTTTGCGTTCACCAAGGTTGCCTACAAGCCCCGAACCACTACCAGTAAAGGCTTCTTGATTAAGAATATCTTGAGCTAATTGCTCAGGACCAGTCAGCTCTCCCTTCCGCGCTTTAAATCCACCAATAAGAGCGCCTTCGTTGGCAAATCTTGCAAGACCCTGAAGCAGTGGACCAGCAGCTTTAGCAATATTGGCCAAAACTTGACTGAAAATTACGCTAAGCGCATTGCCTAGTTTTACTGCGTCGTCACCAAACGTTTTAAGCGCAGTAACGCCATCTTGACCAATTTGTGTTGCAAGCAATTTTGTTGCCAACTGAGCGGCTTGTGCTTTGTCGCCATATTTCTCGATTTTGTCGAGCAGCATGGCAGTTTCCGTGCCAGCAAAACCCGCCGCTTCAGCAAGGCGTTGAACGTCGGGATTGACATCGCTAAGTGCTTTGCCAAGGTTCATCGCACTGACGAGAACCTTGTCGAACGTTTGACCTAAAGCGCTAAGAGCGATTTGCGCACCAAGACCACCGCCAGTCGCGCCGCCTACTGCGCCACCAAGTACCGCGCCTGGACCGCCACCAAACAACAGTGGGAAACCACCACCAAGCGCGACATCGCTAAAACGTCTACCAATCGCTTGACCCCTTAAACCCTGCCTTCTCCTACCCGCTGCTAACGCACGCGGAGAACCAGGCATGGTTTCGGTGCCTTGAATTGGACTGCGTGGTCCACCGATACGTGCAGCACGTCGTAAAGCTTGATCTCTTGCTCTTGCTTGAGCCTCAATAAATGCAGGTGACCCTGGGATGTCAGGAGAACCCATGATCGGGCTGCGAGCACCACCTTGCCGCGCAACTCGAGTCAGCTCTGCCTGTTGAGCTTCAATAAACGCTGGTGACCCAGGAGTGTTTCGTGACCCTCGAACTGAACTGCGAGCACCACCAATTTGCTGAGAGCGTCGTAAAGCCTGATCTCTTTCTTTGGCTTGTGCCTCAATAAATGCGGGTGAACCAGGAATTTCGGTAGACCCCTTAATTGGAGACGTTGCTCCGCCAAGGCGTGCAACCCTCTGCAGTTCCCTGGTCTGAGCTTCGATGAATGCAGGCGACCTTGGCTCGTTAATGCTGCCTCGAATAGAACTCCGCGCACCGCCAGCTCGAGCTGCACGATCAATCGCTCTCTGTTGAGCCTCGATAAATGCAGGCGAACCTGGCTGATTAACGCTTCCTCGAATCGAACTGACAGGACCGCCAGCCCTTGCAGCAGCTGCCAATTGAGCCGGAGAACCCGGCATTGTTACCGCGCCACGAATTGGACTCCGTGCTCCGCCAAGTCGCCTGGCTTTATTCAGTTGGTCAGCGACAACCTTGGACTGCTCCTTTTGAGTTCGTAGTTTTGCCTGCTCCAGCTTGACTTGCCTGTCCAACAGGCGAGCCATCTGATTAAACGTGCCGAATTGTCTCCTGCCTTGAGCTTCGGTAAGTTTTGCCAGACCAGCACGAAGCTTGGCAACATTTGCGCCTTTCTCTTCAAGGCGATCAATTTTTTGCAGTAATCGAAATCTTTTATCCTGCGCCCTAGTGAGTGTATTTATATTTTCGGCTGCCATTCGACCTGGACGGCGACCCCCAGGTCCTCCGCCAGCCATTGCAGTGTTGAAGGACTTGATCTTGGCTTCAAGCGTGTTGAGCTTGTTCAGAGCCTGTTGAATGTCAACTGAAATATTGACTTCGTAGTTGGCTCCAGCCACGACTAACCCGCACTATTAAGTACAGGCTAGCGCACACGACGCATTTGAGCTTCGCGACGAGCCCTCTCCATCGCTTCCTCTTCCTTTTCTGACTTAAGGCTGCAGTACGCGCTCCAGGCGTAGATTTCCTGGGTCGTCATGCTGGAGCGTAGTTGCGCCAGCGTCATGCCAAGCTTTTCAGCGATAAAAAACTGAAGGAAAAGGAATCCGTCTTTTTTGAGCCTAGCTTTTGACCTCTTCGGGTTCTTCCACCTCGTCGAGTTCCTGCATCTTGGACATGATGTCCAGTACAACGTTCATTGGAAGCTGACGACGAATCTTGGGACGATCGCCGTCGGAAAACAGTCTTTTGCCTGCTTCGTCCTGAGCTTTTTCGATCAGCATTTGGATCGCAAAATCCAGATTACCCTCAGCTTCACCCAACTTAAGCGCTAAAAGGGTTTGATTGATTGAATCTCGATCGGCAATAGTGAGAGGCGTCCAATAAATTGTCAGGACAACTTCGCCGCCACTCTTAACTCCATAGCTGCGGCGCTTGTCAACACTGAACGCTTTACACAGCCTGTCAATAGCGCGATCCACAAAAATCCTGCTTTGAGCTACCAGACTATAGCACCCGTCGTAATGCTTGCTCAAAGGCTTCGTCGAGCGTATCCAGCAGCCCTCCATTTTCCGCGTCTGTGTATATGTCGTACCAGTCCGGGCGGGCCCCTTTTGACGTTAGGTCGTAGCCAGCCTCTTTGTGTTCCCTGTAATTCACTCGCTCTTTAGTGCTGTTCCGCCGTTGAGATGGTGGTCGGTAAAGCCTTGCCTCATCACGCCCCACAGCAAACCCTGCGTATGAAACAGAGTTGCCGATATACAAAGGACTGCTTGGAGAAACCCTTAGCGCTGGAGGCTCAAAAAAACCGGGGCGCTCTGTACGCAAAGGGAAAGGCTCCCTCACCATGTTTTCGGGCAGCTCAATCGGCTTGACTGGAGTTGAGCTTAATTTCCAGCGCCGACCGAAATCGCCAGTCCACCAAGGGCCTTGCTCTTGCAGCTTGACAATTACTTTTGGTCCGACAAGCTCTCTACCTTTTTCAACAAACTCCCTCAGGTCGTCTGCAAGCTGAGATAGCGGTCGCGCAGCCATTACGCCTTAGCGGTAAAACGACAATTGATATTGCTTACAAAGTGGCTCAGATTTTCACTGTTAATCGAAGTTGGTCCGCCAATCCGAAGAACTCGAGGTGAGACGTTGTAAGTATCGGTGTAGCCAGAAGCGTTGACCGAAGTAAGGCCGTCAATCACGGCTTCAGCAATCGCAGCAGATGCCGCTGTCCCTCGGTTTTTAGGCGTAAAAATGCCGCACTGGATCGTTCCGCTGTAAAAATCGACCGCTGCACCGTGGTTTTGAATGGTTGCCTGATCAAACGTGATCGAAACCAACACGTACGACTTGGTTTTGCCCGGCGTCGTAAAAGGAACGTTGTCAAAAATCACCGAAACATCTTCGTCCGCATCGGTGACCGCAGTGTTAATCGCTGCCTCGAATGCCGCACGCGCATTAACAAGAGTCATTAGAACACCACCCTGATGACAAACAGGTACTCCTGCCCCCCACGGTAAGTTCTAATGTCTTGAATCTTGGCAGCACGTGCAGCACCTTGATAAGTCAGAGAAATTTCGTCCTGCAAAGTTGGCTGATTACCACCAATTAAATCTGGCGTAACGTACAACCTTGCAATGTTTTCTTGATAGCCCGACTCTTCGTCAGAAACGACGTACTCAACTGGAACGTTGATGTTCGAGTAACTGGTGTCGGTCGTCGTCAGCGCACCAGTGCCCACGTCATATGACGGAGCTGTTTTCCTGGTGTAGGTGATCGTCGTATCAAGCGATTTGCCTAGGTCAGCAACGATCGCCTTGGCGGCGTTCTTGAACAGTGAGTCAAGTGCTCCTGCCATGATCAGCCCCTCACAACACGTACTTGATAGCTACCGCTACCTCCAAGGCAATAAGCGCCAAGATAAGACTGAAGCCAAGGGTAAATGT